AAAGGAAGAATACAACATACAAGAAACTTTCCTACAATATATCATCACGATCAACAAAACTTTTCTTGGTATGCTATTGAAAAAGTTCTTTTTATAGAAAACGAAACATTTAACAATCCTCCACAAAACTTTTTTTCTGACATAAAAGAACAGTTTAGATACACATTTAGATTTCTTGAAAAATTAAAATATACATTGCCAAGCTCTTTGCATAAAGACATTCAGCTACTTGATGTATTTGAAAAGTATATTTCAACAATGTTTAACTTTAAAAAAGATGAAATAAAAAAAGCACACTTGGAATATGCAGAAGAAATAAGAGCTGAAAGAAACAATAAAGTTGCTATTTTCTTAAAAAACTTTTTAAAAAAAGTAAGAGAAATAATATTTGGAGCTAACTTAAGTCCACAAAAATCAAATTTTGTAATACCTGAACAAGCTGTGTATGACGAGCTTTTTAAGAAAAGAATGACTTCATTTGTTGAAAACTTTAGTCATTCGCAAACAAAAAGTCTTTCTAAAGCAAAAAAAGTACAAATTTTTATATCTTTATTAGATGAATTAGAAACAATGAAGTCAACTGAGTTTAATAGAATATCGCAAGAGTTATTTAGTCTTTTCGATCAAGCAGTAGTAACTAACTTAAGAGATATTCATTTAGGTAATGTAGGTTTTAAAAAAGTAGTAGACGAAGAAACATATGAAGAAAAGTGGCGTTTAATTTTTACTGATATTGACTCTAATTAAGCTTTTTATTATACAGTCCTATAATTACTTATGTAAAGGATTTATAGGAGTTTTTTATGGCAACGTTTGTTAACACAACGCAACCAACACCATTTGGTGTATATGACAATGATTCGCATTTTCAAGAAGATGCAGATGGTGTTGCATTATATGTTAAAAGAAGACTCGGCGATGATGTATTGTCAGTAGAATTAACAAATAAGCAGATTTGGGCAAACTTTGAAGAAGCTGCTCTTGAATTCTCAAAACAAATTAATGCTCACCAAGCAGAATCTTATATGTCAAACATTCTTGGTTTAAACGCTGGACCAAATGTTACATTTAAAAAGAATGACTTTGGACATTACTACTGGTTAGATTTAGCCGCCGGTGAGACTGCAGATGATTCAATTAATGATGCTGCATCAAATTCAGAGCTTAGGAAAAATGTTCAAGTACTTCTAATACAAAATCCATCAGACCCTAGGTTTAGGTTACAAAACAAAAAAGCCAGATATAAGCTTGCTGGAACCAGTATATCTATTACAAGAGAAATAGAGGATGATCCTAATGATAATAGCATTGTGTCTCCTATAGAAGATAAAAAAGTTGGACCTAACGGTCAAGAGCAGAAATTTCCAAGAGAAACGCTTGAGTATCTATTAAGAAGAGCAGAACCTTATGCATCAGAAGCTTACGTTGGTGGTGTTAGCAACTCTTTAAGAGGATTTATTCCACTTGAGCAAGACAAACAAGATTACAATATATATAAAGACATGATTGTTCCAAGCGGTAATAATCAATTGACTTTAGAAGCATTTAATGGTGACCCTGCTCAGCTATCTCTTTTTAATCCTGTTTATAAAAATCAATTGTTACCAACAGCAACGCCAACAAAAATAAAAGTTAATGAAGTTTTTCACTTTTCACCTCAAGCAGCATATCGCTTCTTTGACACAACTTCAGCAATAAATTATTTAAATAATCAATTTGCGTTTGAGTCATTTACACCAGAGACAGTTTTCTATGTTCTTCCTGTATTTGAAGATTTATTAAGAGCAGGTCAGCTTGACATATCAAATAGAGTTAGAAGAAGCAACTTTAGCTATAGAATACAAGGGCAAGAGTTAAGAATATTTCCTAGGCCTACACAATCAAATCCTTTAAACTTATTTATTAAGTTTTCTTTCCCACAAGATCCGTTTAAACCTAATTTACCTTATGATGACGACTCAATTACAGGTGTTTCAAACTTATCAAATGTTCCTTTTGATAATGTTGCATATAGTGGTATTAACCAAATGTCTCGTCAGTGGATAAGACAATATACATTAGCACTATGCAAAGAGACACTTGGTCTTATTAGATCAAAGTTTAGTTCTGTTCCTATCCCAGGAAGTGATGTTCAATTAAATGGTTCTGAATTAATAAGTCAAGGAAGAGAAGATAGACAAAGATTAGCAGAGTCTTTAAGCGAGACATTAGACAAGTTAACATATCAAAAGCTTTTAGAGACTGATGCAGCTCAAAGTGAATCAATGATGAATATACTTAAGCGAGTGCCTATTCCTAACGGAAGAGCAATAATTATAGGATAGTAAGATGCCAAGATTATTTTTAGGTCAGAGAGAAGCAGACTTCTTTTCTGATATAACAAAAGAAATTATAAAAGATGTTGCTGGTCAAAAAATATATTACTATACTGTAAGAGAAGACTTAAGTGATATTCACGATGTTTATGAAGAATCATTAAATAAGATATTTAATCCTCCTGTTGAAATAGAAAGCCTTGTTGAATGGCAACCTTCAGAAGTTAGAACAACTCAATTTGGTCATGAACAAATAAAGACAATAAGCGCATTTATACATAATAGAGACTTAATTGATAGAGATATTAATATAAGACAAGGTGATTATATCTCTTATGGTGAGATATTTTTTGAAATAACATCTGTAATATACGACAAGTTAGCTTATGGTCAAATTGAAAGAGTTGTATCTGTTAAGCTAATGGGTAAGCAAACTCGCGAAGATCATATTAAGAAGAAAGCTCTTGGGCCTACTTCTGAGACTTATATCGATGATGATGCTATTCAAACAACATTTGAGCAACAAAGAGGAACAACACCTTCAGACAAGCGTCAGCTAGTTGAAGACGGAGTTTTAGAAGCGCCTATAAGCGGTCCAAGAAAAGTTGCACCTGATGGAACAGAAAAAAGCGTTAACGATGTAGGTTTCTCTTTTTATGGAGATGAATAAAGATGGCAACAAGATTTGACAAACTAAAAGAAGACAACAATTCAATAGTTTTAGGTTATGAAGGAAATACACGTCCAGAAGATTATACAATACCTTCTTGTGGATTAGAAGATCTTGACTTTGCTATATTTAATCTTTTTAATAAACAAATCCCTCTTTACTACGATCACCATGGCGAACAAAAAAAGATACCTGTTATCTTTGCAACAGGTGAAAGATTTGCAATTTTAAGAAGAAATAAACCCCTAACAGATAAAAAAGGTGCTCTTATTCTTCCTCTTATTTCTATAACAAGAAGCGGTTTAGAAAACGTTCCTACAAAAGGAATGGCAAACAACCAAATGTTTCCTGAAGTTCTGGCAAGAAGAATATCAAAAGACAACACAGAATGGCGACAGTTAAACAACTTTGAAGGGTTCGAACATGTAACACATACGGTTAAAAAAAGTCAAACAGCGTTTAACCTAAAGCCTCAACTGGAAAACAATATATATGAGACAATAGAGGTACCGCCTGTTAAATACTTTGGTGCTACTTATGAAATATCTGTCTGGTCATCTTTTACGCAGCAGATGAATGAAATATTGACTACTATAATGAGTGCTTATACAATTAATCCTGGACAACAATTTAGAGTTGAGAGTAAAAAAGGTTATTGGTTTCCTGCTTTTATTGAGTCAGCATTTAGTCAAGATGCAAATTATCAGGACTTTACAGATGCTGAAAGGTATATAAAGTATAATATGACAATGATGGCAACCGGATATATTTTGGCGCCAAATATTATGAACGGAAAGGTCTCATTAAAGTCAATGGTTAGTGCACCTACTTTGTCGTTTGAGACATTGGTTGATGACTTAAATATTGGACCTGTTGTTGGCGGTATACCTGTAAATGATCCTGATGCTAGAATATTAGACGACTTAAGAGTTGAAGGAGATCCAAGAATAGCACAGAGAGTAGGAGCTAGTGCTGTTGAATCTATGAGAAGTATGAATGATTTTGACAAGTCTGGAGCTTATGTAACAGGTGAGTCTGATTTATTGCCTTATGATTTTGTAGGTGAGAGAAGTAGTAGAGCAACTAAAAAGAGAAAAGTTTTAATTAAGGGAAGTAATGGTGATGTTGTTGCTGTTAAAGCCAACGTAGGGTCTAATGGTGAAACACTT